AAGGAAGCTCTGTCAATCCTTATGGTAAAGCTGCTCACCGGACCACCACCTTGACGACATAACCGTCATTATTCGTAATGGACTGTACGATATGTCGGGTACCACTGATAATAAAGGATTCACCGACTTTGGCCTCACGCGCCAGGTCTGCAAGGGAATATTCGATGGTTTTTGTTTGCAGCCAGGTTTCTGTTTGCCCGGAGGGTTGCAACTGCATCGATTCGGTAAACAGCACCCGAAAGCTTGACGGCTCGCCGGTCAAAGGGGTAAATGTGGCATCTACTCCCCCGAGGTAGGCGAGCACATCCGCCCAGAGTCTGTTCTGGTCTGCATCGAAATCAAGTCCCATTACGCCACCAGTTTAACGAGTACCCCCGGCCTGAAACACATCGGCAGCGGATTGGACTGCATGTGTAAATTGAGACCGCGATTGTATTGCCGGATGTCCTGTTTTGCGTAGAGCGGTATCCCGATGGTGTTCACGGTTTCCAGAAAATCGGCCGGTGCATAAATGGTTTTAAAGGTGTCCATCGTTCCCTGGGGGAAACAATGGCCTTCGCCGTCGGCAATGAACTTTCTGGTAACTCCAGCGCCATCCGAAGCCGTGCCGCGGTATTCTTCAAAAATAATTCCGCCGTAGGAAAACCCCTTTCTGATGTCTCCGCCAATGACTTGTACGGCCAGGGCAGTGTTGTCGAAAGTGGCCTTGACATTCGCATGACCGGTCAGCGCATCAAAAAAGTCGGCGGAAACAAGCGCTCGCGGGCTGGACATGACCTCACCGCGAAGATTGTCTTCAATGAGTCGAAGAACTTGCATGCATTTGGCCCGGACATCGGTTGTAGGTGTTGATAATTCAAAATCAACGAAATTCTGAGTGATCCCGAATTCCGTATAAAGGTTGTACAGAAGGGATCCGTCGGCATCCAGAATGATCCCTTTCATCGCCCCCATCCGCAAGTGCTCCAGGGTAATCGCGTACTTGTTTTTGGCCGATTGCATGTGGCTGTTGATGACACCGGACAATGTCTGGGCCTGGTTCTCCGTGCCGAACTCACGGACAGCTTCAAACTCGGAAGCCAGGATCGTATCGCTCAGGGGGATATGGGGGACGCTGAACGCTCGTACTTTCCTTTTGCCCATGCGGTTCTGCTGTTCGGGCGCGCCGACCGGCTGCGTTGACAACAGGTTAAGCACCCCGTTCAGCTCCTCTACCAGCGCCACACGGGTGGTGATCCCCTTGTCGGGGAAAAGGTCCAGTTCTCTCAGTCTGCCGTAATTGTTCGGAAGGATATTGATCGCGTTCGTAAGTGAAACAAAATTAAAGGCATCGGCTTCAAAAGGGTTCAGCAACATTTTCGTACTCCTTTATTTTTTGGGTCATGGGTCATAGGTAATGGGTTATAGGAAAGGATGTTTTTGTACCCATGACCCATGACCCATAACCTATTACCCATCACCTGTTTTGTTTATACATCCGTTCTGGTAACAACCCCCTCGTTCGCCAATTGAGCCAGCGCGGCAGTCTTTTGAACATCCGAAGCGCCTGCCGGCCAGGTCAGATAATCAGCAACGATTTGCGCATCACGGACAATTGCAACAGCCTGCCTGTCAGCGCTGGGGGTCGTTGTATCAACTCCGGCAATCATGATACCGTACGCGTCCTCCGACCCATCGATCCCGGTAAGGTTAAGCTCTTTGACTTTCCCGGAGCCGGCCGGAACCGTAATGGTGAAAGAATCGCCGAGGGCAAAGTCCGTGGCGCCATCGGCCAGGGTGAAATTGATCGCCGAATTGGTATAAGCGCCCATCACGGCATCCGGCAAGGCTTCGCCATCAGGGTCCCGGACCGAAAAAATGCCGCCATTGGCAGCCACCCCGACGCATCGCAGGGTATAAACGCCAACTTTGGCTTTGGCGCCACCGGTCACTGAACCACAGGTGCCGGTTCCGGTATTGGTTCCGGCAGTTCCGGTCGTGGGCACAGATCCAATTTTAATCTTTCCGACAACAGACCCCAACACAAGGTCCTGTCCGGCCAATACAGTGACCTGCTCGCGGGAGTGATAGTTTTCCGTTTCCCATTTAAGCAAATCGTTAAGGTACGTCCCTTCAGTTAATACAGTCGGCATGTTCGTTCTCCTTATTGTCCAAAAAGCTATTTGTTTTTCAAAGCATGTTCGGCACGTTTTTTAGCATCAGCCAAAAGCGGATTGCTTTCACCAGCGGCCAGTGGCCCGACAGTGGATATAATAGGCGCTTCTGCCGCCGCCTTGGCCTTGGCGTCAAGAATGGCGCTTTTTGCCTCATCGAGCGTCAGCCTGTCACGGATCATGGCGCCTGCCAGTTCCGGCATTCCCGCGATGTCGCACAATTCCACAATGTCCTCCGCCCCTACAGCAGTGGCAACAGCGGCCGAATCAGTGGTTTCGGACGAATCGATCACAGGCTCTATCAAGCGCGCCTCGATCCCTTCGAGCATCTTTTTCACTTCAGACATGCTTTCGGCCAATGCCTGGTAAATGAAATCCTTCACTTCATTCAAATTCATAGCCATATCTCCTTTGCTTGAACTCATTTTTGTCATGATATCCCTTACCGACAAAATACCATCCGCCAAGCCTACCTCTACAGCGGCAGCGCCCATATAAAAGCCTGCCTGTGTGGCAATCACCGCCGCCTGCGTCATATGTCTGTTTCGAGCTATGACCGCAGTGAGCATGTCGTAGAGCTTATCGACGTGGGCTTGTAACACTTCCTTGCCATCCGCTTTCAACGGCTCGTGCGGGTTGAAATCGTTTTTGCGATCACCAGCGTAAATGGCGGTATATCGAAATCCCCAGTTCTTATCGTAACCGCTTTGGTCAACATGTATGGCGATAACCCCGATCGAACCGACCTGGGCTGTTATTGGCAGATAAACTTCGTCGGCCGCAGAGGCTATCGCGTAAGCAGCCGAAAAAGCAGTTTCATCAGCAATGGCAATGATTGGCTTGGTTCCCCTTGCTTGGTAGATTTCATCTACCAAATCAAAAAGGCCCGCGACTTCGCCGCCCGGGGAATCTACAAGAAACAGCACACTGGTGGTGCGTTCATCGGCCATTGCCACCCGGAAACAATCGCGGATATCCAGATATGACGTGGTCCACCAACTGTATGCGCGATAAGTCAGCCCGCCAGAAATCTCGATCAGGGCTACGCCGTCAATGATCGCGTAGCCCTCATCAGCAAACACAACCTCTTTTCCAAGATATGTGTACGCCTGTATTTTACCGGCGTTCTTATCGTCAACCACGCCGCTTGACTCGGTATCCGATGTTTTTGCAGCAAGGGCGCTGCATTGCTTCGCAAGTATTTCATCAACAGCTTGCGGCGCCACCATTAGCGCTGCATTAAATAGCCTTGTCGGTATTTCCACTGTTGTTTCCTCCTGTTTTTCCCATGGGTTTCCGCGCGTCCGAATCAAACACAAGGCCGGCCGCATCCGCCCGCTCATTATCCGCCTGGATTTCTTCCTCAAGTGCTTCAACGTCCAATCCCCGCTCAGCCACCTCCTGGGTCCGGGAAGAAAACCCGGAGCGGACAAGACCGGTGGATGCCTTCAAGTCCTTCAGCGGGTCAACCCACGGCCAGCCGTCAATCGTCCACTTGATCCGCATGTAAGATTTCGGGTCCTTTGCGTATCCGGGCAAGAACATTGCATTCGATAACGCAACCTGAGAAAGCCAGTATCTGGCAACCGGCCTGCATATCTGATATGCCATGACATTGAAAATAAACTGCTTGCATTGCCGTTGGAATTCCAGGTTTCCGGCACGGATCGAGGAATACGTCACTCCGGACAGATCCCCGGTAAACTTTTCATAAGTCAGCCCGCCAATCCCCCGCGCTGCCCGCTGTTCCTGATGCTTGACAAAAGAACCATAATTGCCGCCGACATCCGCCGGCTCCGAAAACGTGACATTGTATCCGGGAGGAAGCGATGGAAAGGTGCCTGGCTCCATCTGGATAACCGGTGATCCGGATTCATCCGCATCCCCCTCGTTTCCAAACAATGGTGGCATATTCCCCTCTTCCGAAGGCTGCGTGATAAACCCCCCGAACATGGCCGCCGTTTTTTTACGCACCAGCTCGGCGTCGTTAAATTGGTTAAGCTCGTGCATGGTCAGGATCAGGGATGCGAGCCACGGCCGGCCGCGCTGCTGTCCAGGGCGAAGCGGCTGGAAAGCGTGAAGTATCTCAGGTGCCGGAATCCGAATCCGATCGTATGGGTGAACACTGGTCAGGAAAGTCTCTCCGGGATGCTCCCGGAACATCCAGTACGCCTTGCGTTGACCTGTCTTGTCAAACTCGATACCCATGCGGATTTCATTGCCGTTGGGGGCAATCGTATTGTAATTGTGGTCCAGGTGATCTGCCTCCAATACCTGCAATTGCAGCGGCACCATAAGCCCGTTTCCAGACCGCTTCGGACAAAACCGGATGAAAACCTCTCCGGATTCGATAATCGACCGGGCGGCAAGCGCCTGGAGTCCGTAAAAATCAAGCAGTCCATCCGCGTCCGCTTCCTGGGTCCAGTCCGACCAGAGTTGCTGTAACCTCTTTTTGAGCTTGGTGTCGGCAAGCTGCCAGCGGGGGGAAATTCCCATCCCGACAATATTGGACACCAGACAATCAAGTGCCCCGCATATCTGGGGATCATTGCGTGACAGCTCGCGGGACCGTGAACGGAGATTCCCGAGGGATGAGAACAGTGTGCTGTTCGGCCCTGAAGTGGACGTGCCCCAGTTCGACAGGCGCCGGCCGTTCCCTGCACCCTCAAAAGCGGTATAAGCGCGGATCTTGCAGCCCGATGCATCCAATATCCTCAGATAGGCCATTAAACCCCCTTGCTCGTTGATATTCGGAAATGCCGCGGTCTGCTGTTCAAGGCGTTTATCTCCGCTATGAGGCTGGACTTGTAATCCTGTAAATCACCGAGCTTGGCTTGACCATATTCAGCCATGCGTTCACCGTTTGAAATGCGGATGACGCGCTCCCCTGACATCAACTTCGCAATGGCTTCGTCTACAGCCGCAAGTAATGCATTCAACTCTGTTAGGGCCTGTGGCATGGCGATAATAATGCAGGATTTTTTCAGGGACGCAAGTTGAGCACCGTACACAGTTCGCAGTATTCGCTTAAAATGCAGGGAAAAGCGAAAAAAGTACCGAAACGAACTATGTGCCCTAAGTACGTAACAACGCTACGAGAGGCGGGGCGCAAGGGCAGTAATGGGAAAAGGGGCAACCGTGAGGCGAAAGGAAAGGGAAGAGGGCCGGGTGTTTGTTCTCGGTAACAGGAAGGAAGTTCATCGGTTCCCTGGTGGTCGATTACTCCCCGCCTGAACAAAGAAACCCAGCCTCGATGCTTTTAAACAGGGTTCATGATCCGGTATCAGGTCCCGCCGCAGGTATTCCGGTATTTGCGGCCGGCATCTCCCGAATCTGGACCCGTCGCATATTTTTCCGGAATTGTGGTCGGACCTGCCTGAATGATTTCAGCCTGATTTCCGAATGGGGAAGCAGGTCCCTTCAATGCCGGCCTTCTGCGGTCTTGCTGGCAATGACTTCGGGCAGTGGTGCATGGGTTTGGTGTGGGTCGAAAAGAACCGCTCTCTGCCCAGGGCTACCTGTTTGGAATGCGTCAATTCATTTGACAGGCAAGACAGCTTTGTCATAGGGTAATTTTGGGAAAAATGTTGGAATGGCGGCTTGAGCAAGCAACGGAAGTAAAAAGATGTGCGGAGGTGTTTTTGTATTATAGACTTCTGAGGATTTTAGATTGCAAATTATTACAGCTGCCGGAGGGGTCAGCAGAATCAAGATTACCTTTCGTATACTTAAGAATGGCCGGACTCAACAATATACAAGTAAGCATAACTCCAAAAGGCCAAGGAAATTCAGGTAATGATAATATCTGACAAAGCGCCTATGAGCCGGTTTTTATGCGAGCAGGAAACAAAGTGCTTTCGGTCATTCATTATTTTGTCCAATGTTTGTGGTCTCCCCTGAAACGGCTGGGCACTGCTTCAAGCAGACTTAAGGGGAAGACAAAGGCGGGCGTTTGCAGTCCAGTGGACGGGTTTTTAAACTTATAAAGGGCGTCGTGATATACCGACCCGCATAAGATGCCGTGATAAATAACGAACAGGAAGCAACTAATTAATAAAAAAAGGATATCATGCCTTTGATAAGCAATCCAAAAGCATGTTATGCGGATCAATCTATTTATTGTTATAGGGTTTAAACAAATGCAAAATCCGCACGATTTTTTTAATAATATGGACTATGAAGAGAAAATAATATTTAGTTGTAAAAACGGTGTTGCATCTTCGTTTGCCTATGCTCAATTACTCGAAAACTTGAAAGCAGCTTCAATTCAGATGGATAGAATTTGGTTATACGCTAAAACAATGAAAAAATATCCTGAACCTGATCCTAATGATCCCAATTTTCAATTAAAATCAAAAGAATATATTAAATCAGAAAGGCAAAAATACCAGCAACTATTCATTGATATTCATTTTTATTTCATATCATGGGGGAATATAAAACTAATGATGAGGCATTTATCGCGGCAACCAGAATTTATGAGTGCGAATATTGTCTTTAATTCCCATAGGAAGATAATTGATCATTACATTAATGCAAGAAACACTTTTGAACATTTCGATGAAAGACTTCCTGGCGGGAAAAAGTATGAGAGAGTTAAGGAAGTACAGTCCAAAGGTGCCGCCCCTAGACGGATATTTAGAGGCATATCAAAGGATGGTTTTTACTTACATTCTGATAAAAAATGGGACATAAAAAAATCAAGCTTAGAAAAACTGTTTGAGATAGTTAATGATTTTTTAGCCAAAATAAATGAAGCTGTTGATCTATCAATAGAGCAAAAAACCAAAATTACCCTATAACATCAGGTTCAACAAGGACGGGCTGCGCCCGCCTGTTAACCTGCGCGTTAGGCTACCATCGGAGCACACATGAACAATTGGGGCATACCTAATTTGCTCGAAAGGGAAGTGCAAAAACGAGATAAGACTTGCGTCTATTGTGGCGTCCAAATGATCGAGCAGATGCCTCCACGTGGCCCCCGGAGAAATGTGGCGACTTGGGAGCACATCATCAACGACGCAAGTATCGTCAGTCGTGAGAATATTGCCCGATGCTGCACAGCGTGCAATTCAAGCAAAGGATCAAGAACGCTCTCTGATTGGATTCAGTTGAGCTATTGCCAGAAGCGTGGTATCAACAAAGACACGGTCGCGGAAGTAGTGAAAGAGGCATTACGAGTTCACGCCAAACGCGACGGTAGGCCCTTGGAGGGAATATGACATCAGCCACCATCAAGCTCTTCATTCCCAGGGGGGATGCTAAGAGCTTGCGAACAGCCGAAATCTCAAATTGGACCGGGAAGGCTGTGGCCGCTCCTCGTACTGAACTCGGTGAACTCTTGGCTCGCGAGGAGCTTGACAAAGCAGGGATATACATACTTACAGGGAGCGATCCGATAACGAATGCTCCTCGTGCTTACATCGGCGAGGCGGAGGTCATACGCGAACGGCTGAAGCAACACAAATCTAAGGAGTTTTGGGTCTCAGCTATCGTCTTCGTCAGCAAGGACGAAAATCTAACAAAAGCCCATGTTAGGTATCTTGAAAGTCGTCTCCTTGCTGAAGCGGCAAAGGTCAATAGATTCACGCTAGAGCAAAATCAATCGGGCGGCTCAAAGCTGCCCGAATCAGATCGTGAAGACATGGAGGTCTTTCTCTCGCACATTCGTCAGCTTCTTCCCGTTCTCGGCTCCGACATCCTCTCACCGATCTCGCAACCCGACACAGCAACCCAGCGTGGAGGCGTGCTTCATTGCCGTATGAAAGGGGCCGATGGGCGAGGTCAGCGCACCCCAAATGGTTTTGTCGTCTTTAACGGTTCCACGGCTGTATTGGAAGAGCGTCCATCCATGGATAAATATCCCTATGTCATGGCTCAACGCAAACAACTCATTGCTGAAGGGGTGCTCACTGAGAAAGAAGGCTTTTTGGTCTTCACGAAAGATACCGAGTTCTCCAGTCCGTCTGCGGCGGCGGCAGTTATACACGGTGGCAGCGCAAATGGACTCATCGCATGGAAAACTGAAGATGGCAAATCGCTCAAACAACTGGACGAGCAGGCCTAACCTGACACTTCAGACGACGCCGAAAAGATCCGGCGCGTTTAAGTTTTGCGTTATACAGGAGACAGACGAAGATCACACAACTAAAAGGTCATACCCTTCTCAAGGCTGCATCAGCCGTCAGTAGGGAGTACATTGCCAAGTGCAACCCAGACGAACCGGGAAGTGACCCTTCAGCAACAAGGAGGGAAAGCTACTCAATCGAAACTTTTCTTTCCGTTGGCAACATTGTTAGTTGTATAGATCAGCTTCATTTTTCTATCAACATGCTGTCGGGCTTTAGGTCGGGTAGCGCGCCTGACAAGATGAATCGATACGACTATATCGTATTGGCATTGAAAATTATTATATGCGTTTAACCTCCGTCTTTGATCGTTGTCTTCGTCTTGCCAACGTCATTTTCCAGATAGGCCTACCGGAACGGCAGTGCAACAATGAATCCATCATAAATAATACCCATGTGAAGGGAACGTCTGTCGCAGATGCTCTAACCGAACTCGATAAATTCACCACCCTTTCCGGTATCACCGAAATACAGTTGCTCATCAGGGCACCTACTCGGAAAAGGACCTTGATCAGCTTGGTTCGTATTATCACCTTGCGGAAGAAGATGATAGTTTCGAACGATACAGGTATTTGTTCAAGAAGAAGACAGATGCTTTCGTTGCAGAGAAAAAGATGGAGTTCAAGGATAACCTCGTGAAGCTGGAGAATCTGGTCGGAATATATTTAGATGCTGTTCGCGCAGCCTTCGAGGCAAGGTTGAATACATATGTATAACCCATAGGGTTTGATCTGATCGGGCGATGTGAATAATTGATGCGGATCAATCTATATATTGTTAGCGATGTATGAAGGCAATATGAAACTACTTGAAGCAGCACTGAAATGCCCTACATGTGTAGTGAGTGTGATGGGAGATCACGCTGGAGAGGGTACTTCTGAAATCTTCGATAGAAAAAAAACCGACATTGAGCTGACGGGTGTGACCTTCTGGCTAATGAGGTCGCCGAAATCACGGCCTCCGCAAGTCCAGGGGATTTGCAGGGTATTCCCAACATACGCGATATTTGTTGAACCGGCGACCAAAGGTGGTGCTCGTCCCACAACGGAAGATGACGCAGCCAAAGAATACTCCGAGGATCGGATACTATGGCGTAAGCTTTCTAAAGATTTAAGCCCCGTCACGGGAAAGCTGGATGCCGGAGCAACTGCCCTTGTTTTTGACAAGATGACGACCGACGTAAGCGGGACCTTGGATCTCTGGGATTACGGAGAGGCATTGGATATTCACAAGCCTCTTCGGTTTACACTTGGCTGTTCTACAGTTTGCGCTGTCCGAAAGGACATGAAATCACACCCAGATAAAATGAAGTCGCGTTATCGTGGAATTGTTGCTGTTGCGCAACTTGCAGAACCTTACTGTGTATGGATTCGATGAATCGCTAACCTCACACTGGTGCGGACGCAAACAGCCGCTCTGCACAGTTCACCGTTTGTGCTTTGCAACATTTCTCACCTCAACACCAAAGTTATTAAAACCGCGCCGGATTGATGTAAGTCAATGACATTAGGAGAAAAAATGAAGAAAATAAAATTCACTATCCTTATGTTCGTCATAATCATCGTGTCTGCTTGCGGTACCCTTGAGAAAAAATCTATTTTGATTAATCCAGATGATGACAAAAACAAAGTCCTTGAAATAATGGGGATGCCCGACGATCGTCAATTACAGGGGCAAAACGAGGTATGGCAATACTGTGTAACTGGTGCAGGTTTTGGGTATCATGACTATAGAATCATATGGTTCCGCAATGGGCGGGTAACAGGTATAACTTCTTATAAGGATTCTACGCCTGCTTCTTCTTGTGTAGGGCATTTCAAGACAATTAGATGGGAAGATGCTCCTGATCGTACAATAGAAATTAGACAAAGATAATCCAACGAATAAGCATAGATTGTGAGAGCGAAGCGAACCACAATCTTATCCGTTTGGTTGGACGATCCCGATTACTTTATAGGTTCCACGCCGTTTTGTGTGGCAAACACGTTCGAATTACCGCACTCAAGACTAGTTATCCAATTCTTGAGAATTGGCGGTCCGAAAATGTTAAGAATACCGTAAGAATACAAAAAAGGTGGTCACCAAAAACCGGACAATGTGACAAGGTCAACCCCATCCATCGGCCCATCTGGTTTTCAATGATCCACGGCGTGATTCACAAGACAAGGGGAAAATCCTTCTTTGATTTGATTCATGTATCTTCGGAAAACAAAAAGCCTATGATCCCAGGTATCGGTTTTGAATTATGTGGATACGCTATTTCGCCAGTCAAGGTTCCGGTTCCCCCGGCCAGAGAAAACCGTTTTCGTGAAGGCACTGAAATGGCGGCTCCTGTTCCTGATCCGGATTATCAGTCTGAAGTATTTCAAATGTGATTTCCAGCGACCTAAAGCTCCAGGGTGAAGCGCACGTATTATAATGAAAGTCATTTCAGCCGGGATAAAAAAGAAAACCCGGCCGCGATGATCTAAGAACCGGTTCAGGAAAGATGATCCGGGTTTATGCCGATGGTGTCAGTCCGTGCTGTGCAATCAGCGATTGCTCGATCAATCTTCCGGTGTTCCCCTGATCCCGTAACCAGTCCATCAGTCATCCATGAATCCTGGCGCCTTGCAATTGAACCCGCCGGTAACGTGCCTTTTTCATGGGTCGGTCGGCACCCGGACGCGTGCCGTCTTTTGACTTTTTTTCGGGTATTATATCCGCGACTGTGATTGTCAGGACTTCGTCACGGGGATTGATTGCGACGTAGAAACCCCCGGCGCCACCAGGAACAAAGGCTTCTTTCTCAGCTTCGGTCGATTGTGCCGAGTGAAAGTGTTTCGTCATGAAATATCTATCAGACTTCGCCAAATCAATTACAGCGGTGTTAAAAGCCTGAACCATAGCCCTACCGCAACACGGGCTGACCTGAGTGCTCCCGGCTGATTTTCGCTGCAATTTTTAAAGCTACCACTTCCCTTCTCGATATTTTCTTGGCACCCCATATAATTGAACATTGAAATACGTTTTTCATTTGTGAGATAGGTACATGATTGATTTATGTCGGTGCAATTATCATGTTTATAATGGTTTTTGGGGGAAATCTGGGGGAATGGTGCAAGTGGGGCACCTGTAAAGAATTGAATGAGCAGAAAGGACCCATTTTTAGTGTGAAAAGAGATCAAAATGACGAAAAAAGCAAAAATAAATCAAGAAATGATGGGAAAATGAGAATGAAAGAAGATGACGAGGCTGACGGGGATGCTGTTGATCCCGGCGTGGATGATGTGAGAAACCGCCGCAAGCGTCGGTCGATGCTGCCAATGTCGTGCCTTGAAAACGACTTGAACGGAAGCAGCAGGCGTCACGCCCCTTGCAAAAAAAAGCAAGGGGCGCGCCGCTGGGTCGTGGGGTGCAAGCCCGGTAGTTTGTTCCTGGAGTCGCCTTCGGCTCCACCACGAAGCGGATAAAAGCATTTGATATTTGATGGTGCCGCTCCACGTGATGAGCTGGCGTCACGCCCCTTGCAAAAAAAGCCCGCAAGGGCCGCGCCGCTACTCATTTGGTCGTTGCTTGCCATATCTGCTGGCGGATAAAAGTCAATTTGATGTTGGCTGACTGCACATTCAGTGATCAAAAGCGTCCTTTGGGGTGTTGAAGCGCCTAGACGGTGACTCGATCTGACGTGGCTGGCGACACGTCCTTTGCAAAAAAGCCTGCAAAGGCCGCGCCGCTACTCTTTTGGGTGGCTCGCCGGGCAAAAGCAAAAGCAAAAGCACCCGCACTGCTGTGGTGGCTCGGTGTGTTGTTGTTTTGCTTCCCCGCTAGTGCCCCGGTGTGGGTGTGGTGGTATTGGTGGTTGATGTGGATGTATTGGCATTTCGTCTTCTTGTGGTATTGGTATTACCTGAGTTTATGACTTTGGGCGTTCCGGCTTACGCCGTCGGTTGTCTTCCGGCTCCGCTGTCGCTCGGTCTTCGGCAAAAAGCCGCCGAAGACTTCCCTTCAGCCCCCCTAACGCAAAAGCAACAGCAACAGCCATGGCCACCTGGACGTGGGGAAGCAATGCCAAAGCGCTCCCTAAAGGGCCAGGGAGCGCTTTGGCGACGATCTATTGAGGTGGCTGACGCCAAAGGCAAGAACAAAAACCCGGACCGGTGAAGGCCAAAACGCACCCGATAAAGCCCGGGAGCGCTTTGGCGATGTTCTATTGAGGTGACGCGAACAAAGAAAAGAACAAGCCAGGGAGCGCACCACAGGCCCGTTGCAGGATGGGGACGGAGTGCGCCTGCACGCACCCGCAAAACAAGTTTGGCGGGTGCGCTCCGGCGATGTTCTATTGAGGGGATCGGAAGTGATTGCCCTCCGGCGGGAGCCCTGCTGAAAAACACAGGCCCCGCCGGCAGGACTTCTTTCCGTGCTGGCCAAAACGCTCCAACAAAACAAGTTTGGTGGGAGCGTTTAGGCGACGTTCTATTGAGGAAGCCTGGAACGGGACTGCCCTCCGTGCGGAAAAAGGTACCGCTCGGCAGGTCTTCTGTCAGTGTGTGTGTCGGCGCACCCGCAAAGCAAGCTTGGCGGGAGCGCCTAACAGACGTTCTTCAGGGGTGACGCGGAAAGGACTGCCTTCCGGCGGGAGCCTGCTGAAAAATACAGCCCCGCCGGCAAGTCTTCCGGGAGGGGCAGGTACACCGCTCCCGATAAAGCCCGGGAGCGGTGTACAGACGACCTATCTGGAGATTCGGCAGGAAAGAAAAAGCCCAAGCGCCGACACCGGTGCTTTGATCCGCCGCCCGTCACGACTTCCAGGCGCACCCTATACAGCCAGGGAGCGCCTTACAGACGCGCCGAGCTGGTTGAGGTTTATGGCGAAGGGAAAAGCCTGTGTGCAAAGATCCTGCGTTGAAACCCGCCCGGCTTGCGCCTTCCAGGGTCTCCCAAACTGCCGGGAGACCCTTACAGCCGCGCCGAGCTGGCGTGAGAAGCATCCTGGACGAAAAAGCAAAGGAATAAGGTATTCTGTCAGTTTGATCCCCCACCCGCCGGGTGACTTGGTTCCTATGGACTTTCACGGGTTGCGACCGGCCGCTTAAAACCTTGGGGCAAGTCGTTCCGTTCGGCACGGCTGATAAGAGCTCTTATCAGCCGTGGCTTTTTGGGCTGCACGCTGCAAAAAACCGCAGCACGCAGCCCAAAAACCTGCCCTCACTTCACTAGACATAACACGCATTATGTCTTCTTGCCCCAAGGTCTACGCGGCCTGTTTGGTCTCTCCGCATAATCTTCCTGGCAGATCGCCCGTCCGCCCCCAGGGGCTCCCAAAAGCAAAAGCCGTGCAGTCTGAACATCTGGAGCACAAGCGGCCGCCCGGTCAAACCGCTCCGGCGCACCCGAAACTGCCCGGGAGCGCCTAGGCGGCTTTCCCGAGCTGGTTGAGGGGTATTCCGAAAAAAAACCTTCAAGCTCAAGCATGTGGCCGCAGCTTTCAGGCGCACCCAAACTGCCGGGAGCGCCTTACAGCCGCACAAATTATGATAAAGACAAAAGGGGGCGTCTGGAGCAGGTACACCGCACCCAAACTGCCGGGAGCGGTGTACTGACAACCTATTGAAGCAGATCGAAAAGCAAAAGCAGTGTCGGTCCGACACCACCCCCGCCAAGCGTGTGATGCAGGTACACCGCACCCAAAAAGCCGGGAGCGGTGTACAGGCGACCTTTTGGAGCGGCGGGGGAAAAATAAAAGCAGGGACGGCCGGTGTACTGCGGCGCTCCCTGAAAATCCAGGGAGCGCCTAGGCGACAACCTTTCTGAAAACTCGGGAAGGAAAAACCACGGCGCAGTCCGACATGCAGTGCAGATCGACGCACCCGATACTGCCCGGGAGCGCCTATGCGATTTTCTGTGCGACGCCTTCATTCAAAACGCGGAAGGAAAGGGGTTAGGAGATGGCCACATCTTGGA